TGCTTTCTTCGATCAAGTTGGTAGCGTAGCTGCCGTGTTAAGAACAACACGACACGCTGAAACGCCTCAGCTGGACACTCCACATTCACGAAGAAGAGTATCTTTGGCTGATTATGAGTTTGCTGATCTTATCGACAATCAAGATAAGTTAAGAACTCTAATTGATCCAACATCATCTTATGCTTTAGCTGCAGCTTATGCTTTAGGCAGAGCGCAAGACGATGTAATTATAAGCGCTGCAACAGGAACAGCATTCACAGGCGAAACAGGTAGCACATCTACTTCTTTCACAGCTGGTAATGCAATTACTGAAGCATCAACAGGCGGATTAACATTAACAAAATTAAGAAATGCGAAAAAAATTCTTGATAGTGGTGATGTAGATCCTTCAATTCCAAGAAATATAATTGTTGGTCCACAACAAGTTATCGATTTACTTGGAGATACAAACGTTACAAGTTCTGACTACAATACAGTTAAAGCTCTTGTGAATGGTGAATTAAATACATTCATGGGTTTCAACTTTATTATGTCGAACAGACTTTCTAAATCTGGCAACTTAAGAAAAGCACTTGTGTACACACAAGACGCAATTCTTATGGCAGTTGGACAAGACATTATGACTAGAATTGATGAGCGATCAGATCGTGGTTACTCAACACAAGTTTATGTATGTCAATCCATCGGCGCAACTAGAATGGAAGAAGCTAAAGTTGTATCAATCGAATGTTACGAAGCATAGGAGGAATAAAATATGGCAACAGTATATTCAGTTCAAAAAACTAAATGGAGTCAGAATGTTCCTTCAGAAAACATCAAAACTAATGAACAAAGCGGCAAAGTAAGAATTGCTTTCGCAGAATACGAAGCAAGCTCACTTGCAATCGCTGACGTTATTCAGTTCTTTAACCTACCAAACGGTGCAAGAATTCTTGACGGTTACTTAGCTAATGATGCTTTAGGATCTTCGACTACATTATCAGTTGGATATGGCGCACATACTAACGCAGCAGGAACAGCAGTAAGTGCTTCTGCAGCTAATTATTTAGCAGCCACTTCAACTTCATCAGCAGCAAGAACAGACATAGCAGCGACAATCGCTCTAGGTTCTGGATCAGTTGTTGATGCAAACAAAGACGGATTACCGATCACAGCAACACTTGCTGGTGCAGCGGCATCTGGAACGATCTATTTAACAATTAGATACGTTGTTGACTAATTCATAGTCAAAATGGGGGAGGCGTAAATTGCCTCCTCCGACAATCAAAAAATTATGTTTCAATTTTATACGCTGGTGAGCGTAATCTGTTCACCATTATTAACAGAATGTTTGAATGTAAATCATCAAACAGAATTTAAAAATTTACAAGACTGCGAACGAGCAGCACAAAGAATTAATTTAAAAATTACTAGACCAGGAACAACAATTAAAAATTATTGTAAGGAAAAAAAATTATGGCAAGTGTAGTAGAAATAGTTAACTCAGCATTAAATTTACTTGGCGCATCTACAATAACAGCTCTTACCGATGATAGTAAGAATGCAAGAATTTGTAATCAAAGATATGAGCCAATAAGAAATAGAATATTTAGATCACATCCTTGGAACTGTTTATTAAAAAGAGTTCAGCTTGCACAAGATACAACGGCTCCTGTGGTTGAATATGCTTATGCTTATACTTTGCCTTCAGACTGTTTGAGAGTTTTAAAATTACATACAGGCGCACTTGATAGCATTGAAGCTGATATTAAATATAATATTGAAGGTAGAAAATTAGTAACTGACGAAGCAACTGTTTATATTCTTTATGTTGCTTTAATTACCGATCCAAATCAGTACGATACTTATTTACAAGAAGCTCTTGCTGCGCAGCTTGCAGCCGATATTGCTTACGGTATTACCAACAATGCAACGCTTGCAAAATATTATCAAGAACAAGCTGATGAAAGATTAAGAGAAGCAAGATTTATTGATGCAACAGAAAATAGTATTAGCTCACTTGAAAGTAATGAATTCACAGATGCGAGGCTATAAATGGCTCGTACAACATTAGCGCTTACTTCTTTTGTATCTGGTGAGCTTGGCTCTAAACTAGATGGCAGAACTGATTTTGATAAATATAGAACAGGCTGCAAAACTTTAGAAAACTTTTTAGTTCATCCACAAGGAGCAGCTACTAGAAGAGTAGGCACTCAATTTATTAGTGAAGTTAAAACTTCTGCTAATAAAACAAGATTAATACCGTTTGAGTTTTCAACAACACAAACTTATATTTTAGAATTTGGTAATCAGTACATTCGTTTTTATAAAGATAAAGGTCAAATTTTATCAGGCGGATCTGCTTATGAAATAGCTTCGCCTTATTTAACAGCAGAATTATTTGAGATTAAATTCGCACAATCGGCAGACGTTTTATATATTTGTCATCCAAATCATGCGGTAAGAAAATTATCAAGAACAGGACATACTAATTGGCTTTTAGAAGAATTACTTTTTACTTACGGTCCATTTTTAGATGATAATACTGAAACAACTACTTTAAGTTCAAGTGCGATCTCAGGTAATTCAGTAACTATTACTGCATCAGCTATAACAGGAATAAATAATAATACAGGCTTTCAAACAACGGATGTTGGTAGATTAGTTAGTATTGGTTATGGACTAGGTTATGCAGAAATAACTGCACGAACTTCCACAACCGTTGTCACAGCAGATATACTTGAAACATTGGCACCGAAAGTTAATCCATCTAAACTTTCAAAAGAAATTTCAGCATCTGATACAACAATCGTTGTAGATAAAATTGATGATTATGCTGCAACAGGCACAATTAGAATTGATGATGAATTAATTACTTACACAGGCAAAGATGCAGCCACAAGAAGTTTTACAGGTTGCACTAGAGGAACCAGCTCAACCACAGCTGTAACACACAGAACTTTAGCTTTTGTTTATAGCACAGAAAATATTGCAACGACTAAATGGAAACTTGGAGCCTTCTCTGATTTTTCAGGTCATCCTGCTTGCGTATCTTTTTTTGAACAACGATTAGTTTTTGCTGGTACGAATACAGAACCACAAACAATTTATTTTTCAAAATCTGGCGATTACGAAAACTTTGCAACAGGAACTTTAGCTGATGATGCGATGATTTATACAATCGCTTCTAATCAGGTAAATAGAGTTAGATATTTAAAAGCACAGAGAACATTAATTATAGGAACCACAGGCGGAGAATTTACAGTCACAGCAGATGGAACAGACGCTGCAGTTACACCGACAAACTTAACAATTAAAAAACAAAGTTCATTTGGAACTGCTGATGTAGATGCTTTACCTGTTGGTAATGCAGTTATCTTTTTACAAAAAGCAAAAAGAAAATTTAGAGAGTTAGCGTACAATTTCGATTCTGATGGTTATGTCGCACCAGACTTAACAATCTTAAACGATGCTGTAACTGATAGTGGAATAAATGAATTTACTTATCAGCAAGAGCCTTCAAGTATTTTGTGGGCTGTTCGAGATGACGGAATTTTAATTGGTCTTACTTACCAAAGATCTGAGAATGTAGTTGCTTGGCATAAACATAAATTAGGTGGTTCTTTTGGAACTAATCAATTTGGTATTGTTGAAAGTATTGCATCTATTTCAGGAACTTTAGATGAAGATGAATTGTGGGTAATTGTAAAACGCACAATTAATGGATCTACTAAAAGATATATTGAATGTTTTTCTGATTTTGATTTTGATGAAACTAACTCAACAGACTTTAAATTTTTAGATAGCTTTTTAACTTATTCAGGACCATCTACTACTTTAAATGGTACGATTTCAAGTTCAGCAACTTCTATTGTATTAACGGATGCTAGTTCATTTACTGCGACAGGAACAATCTTAATTGATAACGAACGTATTTCTTATACAGGTAAATCCACTAATACTTTAACAGGCTGCACAAGAGGATTTAATAGTACCGCTGCAGCAACACACACAACAGGCGCAACTGTAAAACAAGTTGTTAATTCATTTTCAGGATTATCACATCTTGAAGCTCAATCAGTTGGCATCCTGGCGGATGGATCAACACACGCTAATAAAACTGTTTCATCAGGTGCAATAACTTTAGATCGATATGTTAATAAAGCAGCTGTTGGTTTAAATTATTCAAGTGTACTTCAAACAATGAGAATTGAAGGCGGAGCTGAAGAAGGAACTTCACAAGGAAAGACTAAAAGAATTTCAAAAGTTGTTCTTAGATTATTTGAAACCGTTGGAGTTAAAGTTGGACCAGATTTAAACAATTTAGAAACCATACCTTTTAGAAGTTCATCAGATCCAATGGACACTCCTGTTTCAACTTTTCTAGCAGGTGATAAAGAAATAGAATTTAGAGATGATTACAATACCGATGGATTTATTTTTGTAAAACAAGAACAAGCATTACCTTGTTCGGTTCTTGCAATTTATCCAACGGTTGTTACATCGGATGGTTAATTATAAAGTTATTCCGTATCGTTCTACACATGGAACGGAAATTATAAATTATGGAATGAATGATCCATTAATGGATCAGGATGCAGAAAATTACGAAAACAGAATTGATATTGCTGCACCAGGACTATCATTTACTTTACTAGCTGATGAGCAGCCAATTGTTTCAGGTGGAATTTATCCGCTCTGGCAAGGCTGTGCTGAAGGCTGGGTATTATCAAGTAAAGAAATATTTAAACATAAAATTAGAGCTGCCATTCTTGTTAAACATAGAATGGATATGCTTTGTATTAACAATAAAATTTGGAGATTACAGACAGCAGTAAAAGAAGATTTTAAACTTGGAATACGTTTTGCAAAATGGCTTGGACTTCAAGAAGAAGGAGTAATGGTGCAATACGGACCAGATAAAACTAACTACTACCGCATGGCTAAAATATATAAAATATGAGTTTTTTAGGAAATATCGCAGCAGCTGAAAGCGCAAAGGCAATTGGTAATTATAATAATAAAGTTTATCAACAACAAGCAGCACTTAAAGAAAAACAAAAAGAACAAAGACGACAAATATTTAATGCAGTTACAAGACCACAAGTTGTTAGAAAACAAGAAACTCAATATTCACAATTTTTAGTTAATGTTTTTAAATCAGGTGCAGAATTTAGACCTGGCACTACTCCTTATTTAGTTGGTTTAGAAAACAAAAATATTGATGCCTTTAATATTGCAACAGCAGAATTTAATGCAATTACTGAAAGTGAAAATATACAAAACGAAGCGATCATGCTGCGTTCACAAGGAGAAGGTGAATTGTATAAAGCTAATCTTACAGCACGAAGTCAATATATTGCAGCCGTTGGTAGTTTATTAAGCGATGCCAATATGGCTTACGGTGCATACGACAAGTACACTAAAAGAACTTAATTATGGCTATTCTTAAAATTTCAGAAGTAATCACGCAGCCTGAAGGATTAAAGGTTCCGCAGTCATCATCTTTAACTTTACCTTTGTCACTTGCAACTGAGCAAGCAACAGGAATTGGTAATATTGGAAAACAATTAGTTAAGATTTACGAAGATCAAAAAGATAAAGAAGATAACAGCACTTACTTAGATATTATAACTAAAATATCTCCAGAGCTTTCAACAATCTATTCTGCAGCATCTAATGAAACAAACGTATTAAAAGGTGCGCAAATATTTAGAGATACAATTAAAGAAAAAGATTTTTTATCTCAATATCCAGACATTAGTCGTAATGCCAGAGATAAAATTAATACTTGGCTTGTTAAACAACAAATAGAATTACTACCAAAACTTTCATCAAAGATTACAGAAAACAGTATTAAAAAAACTGAAGTAACAAATGAAAATTATTTAACTCAATTAAATATAAAACGATCAACCGTTACTAATCCTTATGAAGCTGCATTAGGTGATGCTGAATTTAATAAAACTATTAACGATCCAGCATTTAAAAATATTTATGATGCAAAGGAATACGATAAAATTGTTAAAGATAAAAATTTACAATCTTTAAGATTTATTGTTGAAAATAATACTAAGCTAGATCCATTACTTACAATTAATAATGCTGAAACTATTGCAAATACTTTTGGAGAAAAAAGAGCTAATTTAATTTTAGAAAATGCAAAAGCAAGATTAGTATCAGAGTCCACTAAAAAACTTGATCGAGAAAAATTTGAAACTCGTGCAACAACAGAGTCGCAAAATACTTATTTTGCCGAACTTTCAACTCGTATTAATAATGCTAATAAAAATCCTAATGACAAAGAAGCAATTGAAGCACGACCAGATTTAGATTTTATTTATGATCTTAAAAATAAAGGATCAATTAATTCAGCTCAATATGCACGACTTGTTCAAACTTATACTAGCAAAGAAGTTTTAACTGACGATCAATTTTTAAATGAACTAAATGTTCAAATTGCAGTTGCTGACAGCGTAGATAAGATTGATACCTTACAAGAGATTGTTAATGCCGATGTAACAATAATGAAACGATTAAAGGTAGATGATTTAGTTAAATTTAATGAAATATTAAATAAGTCAAAAGAAGATCGTAAAGGTTTTAGAGATTTCCAAAATTATTTAAAAATATTACAAGCTGATGTGGGTGATCCAACAGGTGTATTATTTGCATTTAATAAAGATGCAGGTGACGCAAAAACAAGAGCGGTCAGAGCAGCAGAGCGTTATAAGAGTTTTGTTTATGATGAGAAAATGAAACCTGAAGATGCTTATGTAGCAGCTATTAAAGATGAGCAAAAATTTATACCTAACATTACTCAAATACCACAGCCAGAAAGATTTGCTCCAAGGTTTAAAGAATTTAATCAAGAAAATTATAAAGATAATTTTAAACAAATAAGAAAAGATTTAGCTGAAGAATATAAAACAGGAAAAATTAATTTTAAAACTTTAGACAAAGATCTTTCTC